TAGAGTGTAAAGGGGCAGGTAGGCCCAGGTCGGCCCCTGGGGCTCGAGGGAGAACTGCACAGGCAAGCCTTCGCCTATCGCTTCTTTCAGGGCCCGCTCCAGCTTGAGAAGCGAGCCAGACGGAGCATCCAGCCGGAGAACAATGTCAATGTCATGCGGCTTGCGGTCCTTGCCGTAGATCGCGGACCCGGTCAGAGAAGCCCAGTCAGGAACGACCACGAAGGCATCAGGAAGCTTTTCGAACATCTCCCTTAGCTTGGCTTCACCCAGTCCGTCTTTGGCAATAGCTTGGCCCGAGCGAAGGATGTCGGGAGAAGGTGAGATCGGCTCTGGAAGTTCGTCGAGCTTGAACCAGCCAACTTCCTCAGCCTCCGCCAATGGCTCGCCCTCGCCCTTGATCCAGCGCATCGGAACCAAGTACAATCGCACCCCCACGACGGTGATCTCCCGCCAAGGCTCGTCCATTACGGGATCGGCCAGCACGCCGGTCTCTTCTTGGACTTCCTCCAGGGCCGCGGTGACAGGATCGCGACCAGACAGGAAACCACCGGGCGGGCTCCAAACGCGAGGCTCGTTCTTGCGTTTGATCAAAAGAATCTCGCCGTCGCGGTAGACGAGGCCCAGAGCGGCTTGCCTAGATTTAGCAAGAGTATAATTCCAGTAGAGAGTTTGCTTAGAACTTTCGGCTATCCCGCCTCCCCTTCGTTCAAAAGTATAACGATGAAAGTTTGCGCCCAGGTTTCCTGACGCTGCAGGCTTCCAAGGAGGATCAAGATAGAAAAAGGTCTCTGGCGAATCATATCGGTCTATGACTTTGAAAGCATCCTCACATAGAATGACAACATTTGCCAGCCTATTTCGATAATTTTCAAGGTTATTTAAAAATGAAGACCCTGAATAACTTCTCGCTCGTTCCGAATCTTCGATGTCTATATTTTCCCCGCGTATTGAAAACAGATTCAGATATTTATACCGGTACGCCTTCTCCCTCAGAGTGCGCGGAGTAAAGCCTTTCAAACGCTCGAAATGCTCCTTAGACCATGTCCATTTCTGTTTTCGGATCCACGCGAAATCCTTATCACTCCCCTTTTGTAAGAACTCGTACAAAGCTACGATGTCAGGATTGATATCCGCTAAGACCTCAACTTCGGAAGGTTCTTTGGCCCAGAATAAGCTGGCACCTCCAGCGAAAGGTTCAACGTAAATCTTGTGTGGCGGAATCTTTCTAAGGAGAACATCGAGCCATGGATCCTTTCCTCCCGGTGAACTGATCGGCTTTGGCAAGCCCTTGATAACAGGCTCGGTCTTGAGGTAGCCCTTCTCTTTGGCTTCCTTATAGCACCTCCACCAGTTCGTCTTCCATTTCGGATCCCCGGCTGGAGGCTCTGGGAAATACGCCGGGTTGACCTTCTCCCTCAAGGTGTCTACGATCGTGCCGAAGTACCGGAGGACGTCCTCGAGGGTCCAGTCGCCCCATTTGAGGCCCCTCTTGAGGCGGTCATAGCCCACGGCGAGGTAGCGTAAATCGGCCTGGAGTTCGGCGCGCCTGGCCTTGGGATGCTCCAGATCGTAGTCCACGCCCTCGGCCCGGAATCGCCTCAGTTCGAGTTTCTTAATCGGCTCGACTTTCACAAGTTTGTCGCGACTGGGAAGCACGACCTCCTTGAGGAAGATTTGGGTTCCTGGCGGCACGTCATACTCGATCGGACTGGGATAGGCGTAAACCTCGTCAACCGGGTAAAGCCAAAGCTTCCTCTTCCCTTTCCACCAAGCCTCTCGTTCCTCTCGGGAAACCCTATGCACATCGTAAGTCTTTCGAAATCCCTCGAGCGTAAGAGCCTTGGGAGCCTTGAACTTAGCCACCCCGAGCAGCCTCTGATCTTCCAGGATGGCGAGCCACTCGCCCGCCATCTTGAACTTGCGCGCCTTGACCACGGCCCGCTTCTCGCCCGTCGCTAGCAGCGTGCCGTGCGGCGCTACCAGGTACAGTCCGCGAACCCGCTCCGGTATCCTAGCCATCAGAGAAAGGCTAAGTCATGAAGGTGATGAAGGCAAGTTTTTTTAGAACCCAGCTCCGAATGGCGGGGAACCGATCTCGCGGATCGCAACCCGCGAGGGACCAGTCTGCCCCTAGCGATCCAGCCGAGATGTTTCACCCGGCTGGATCGGTATCATCAGACCAGTGCTGGTTCTACTAGCGTTGGCTGTCGTGATCAAAGCGATCCGACAGCTGGGCCAGTAGGGCGACACTGGGCGGCGCCAGGCAGCCATATTATACCAATGAAACGATCCGGTTATCAAGTCCTCACCGAGCGGGAGCAGGGATAAAACTTGCACGGCACCTGCAATTTGGATGCAATGGGGGCATCATGACTCCGACTGGAAAAGGTTCATTATATTTAACTCGGACACCATCCATTTGACTACATGCAGGACATGTTCTTTCATCGAAAGCCGTGACCCATTCCTTTTCCGATTCCTTGCCAGCCAGTCCCGCTTTCACCGCTCGGTCCCAAGCCTCCAGCGCGCCGTAGTTCTCAGCTGCTATCATCTCAGTCCTTGCGATCGTTTCGGCTCGCTGCTTGATGTACCTCTGAGTCAGCTTTTCGGTCAGTTCCCGGGCCCGCTTAGGCGACACCCCTTGCTCGAGGAGTCTCGAATGATAGCGCTCGATAGCCTGCATCTGACGGGCATTGGGCCCGATCATCGATCTGATCCGTCGGGCCGCTACGAGCGGGTTCTCGCCTCGCTCTAACGCCTGATCTAGGGCTACCTTGATGCCTTCAATCGTCTCGGAAGACAGGTCCTTCACCCGGCTGAGCCCGTATTTCTTTAGCCAGGCCCTGACCAAGTCCTTGTAACCGCCTGGGACCAGGCGTCGGTCCCAGTCCCAGTAAGCGACTTCCCGGTCCACGTAGTAGACGAAGTGCGGGTCGAAGACCTTCCAAGCGCCGAGCAGGGCCGCAGTCACGATGCCCGCCTTCTCGAGTTTCTTGATGAATTCACTGGACTTCTCTTCTTCCAGGGCTTCTCTGATGTCCGAGCTCTTGACCTTGCGCTGGATCTCCTCGAAGGCGTCGACGAAGGCTTCGCGGGCTTCCTTGACCGAGACCTTCCTGCCTCTCGCTTTGGAAAGGCCCTCCGCCCTGGGGTGGGGCGCCTTACAGGAGGAAAGGAGGCTGGAGCGGAGGGCCATCTTCACGCCTCCGTCTTCTTTGCCGGGAGTCCTACTTGCGCCCTCAAGGCGTTCTCAAGATCCTCATCCGGGAAGAGCTCCGCACCTGCCCTGCTCAAGGCATCGATAAGCTTGGTCACCTCGTCAAGATCAGGCACGCGCGGGAGCCGGGCCACCAGCTTAGGCGGATTGTCGATGCCGAAGTCATTAAACTCAAACAACTGACGAACCGCCTTGGCGTTGATCGTGTCCGCGATGGAGTCCAGCCAGGCGATGAGCGCAGTCTCGAACACAGTCCGTTTCTCTCGAGCCAAAGCGTAGGAACCCTTGCTCTCCAAGCCCAAGAGGACAAAGTCTGCTAACACCGTCTGGGCGATGGCATGATCGTACCTCTGGATAATCTCTGAGGTTTCAAATTGCTTACTCCCCGCAGATGAGATAAGCTCCAGACGCATGAGTTCCCGAGGTCCGCCTTCGGCGTACGGATCCATCGGCAAGAGCAAACCAGCTTCCTCGTCTTGGCGGATATTCTCCACTAAGCTCTGCAGCCACGCCCTGTCCTTTTCTTTGTCGGGATCTGTCAGGTAATCGTAAGGCACATACAGTACCGGCAATCCGGCGAGATCCCTTTCTGCTCCAATGCCTTCCAAAATCTGTAAATTTTTCTTAAAATACCATGACAAGTAGCAATTGCGAAGGATACTGCGTCCCTCCGGATTTCCTTTATGTGCTTCGGTCCTGAACAAAAGGAACTTATCTGCTGGAATATACCTCTGCTTGTAATCGGGCGGAGCCACTTGCCATAGCCCCCTAAGGTGCCCAGAGGAGTCCATGTCCCACCTATCGATCGTTTCCTGCGCCCGGATCGAAAAGTCCCGCCATCCTATCCGTTTGTCGCTGTATTTAGAACGACCCGACGGAGGAGCATCCGGACCTTCCCGAACCTTCCATAAGATCTCAAATACCGCGAACCCGTAAACGAGGAAGCTCTGGACCTCAGAGATGAACACCACTGAGCGCCCCTGAGAATGTGAGAGATGGCAAAGAGAATGGAGCCGACAGTCGAGTCGTTGTCCCGCATCTCGCGCCAGACTTTCCGGCCCTTCTTCCCTTGAAGCTCGGAAAGCCACTCCTCGCGCAAGACGCCGGACCAGATCGAGAGACCCGGGACTCCCAGGCTTTTGAAATCCGGCTCCTTCTTCTCCGCCATCACACACCCTTCGCCGCTGCTAGCGAACTCCTCAAGAAGTCTTTTATCAGCTCAAACGCTTGCGACTCGGTGAAGCCCGCGTCCTTTAAGGCGTCGAATAGACAGCGAAGCAAGCGAGCGAACTTGCCCAAGTTCTCCTCGAATTCAGTCCCTTCGCCAAACGGCCAAGCTTGTCCGTCCATCATCCCTCCCTTCTAGCTT